TCAGCGGTCAGACTCATAGGCCGCAACGCCGGTCCCTACCGCCCGCCATTCGTCCTGCGCCATCCGTGCATCACAGATGAATACCTCGACCTCCCCGCCTTCTTTCGGCTCCGCAGGCCGAATAGCAGCATGCCGGAGAATCGTCTGCATGTCCGGCACGTAGCTGCTCTCCGAGCCGTGGAACGACCAGATGCCATGTTTCCCAGCGCTGCCCACCTGGTGGTCGAGTTTCACCGACCAGCCCTTGAATCGAATCACCAGCATCACCGAGCTCCGTAGGAAAAGGCCGTAGTCTACTCCTAATTCTGACAGGCCTGGTTCGCAGCCAGGAGTTGCGCCTCGTAACCAATCCGCTGCCGCCGCTCGGCCAGCAGCGCACGGACCTTGGTCTGTAGGTCGTCGCTCTTCTTCAGCCCAGCCGCTGCCCATGCCGGCACCTCCACCGCCGGCACCCGGCACGGCACCGCCACCGGCACTTCTACGCGCACCGTGCGCGGCTCAGGCTCGACCTGGCCGGCGCATCCCGCCAGCGCGAACACCAACCCCAGCACCTGCACCACCTGCACCTTTCGGCTGCACCTGCCGGAAATCGCTGCACCTGCAGTCTCTCGCCACGCCTGCAGCTTCATAGACCTAACTCCTGATCGATGACCACTTCGGCTGCCAGGCACTGATCACCAGCGGAGCGCTCACGCAACAGGCGTTGTGCCGCGGCATACTGCTCCGCGGCCTGCTGCCACCCCCGATCCACAGCCTGCGCGGCATCCCGCGCGCGCTGCTCACCAGCCTGACGCAGCGCGGCAATCTGCCCGCCCTGCTCCACTACTGCGGCCTCCAGGCTCCCACGAGCGGAACGGCAGGCAGCCAGATCCGCCAGCGCAGCATTGAGCTGCGGCCGGTAGTGCCGCGCGCCGATCCAGACACCGCCAGCGGTGCCGAGGCCGACCAGCACCAGGCAGGCCAGCGCGATCGAGACAACACGGGCGGAGATCACGACAGCGGCTCCAGGAACAGCGCCCGTTCCGCCGCGCGCCGCTTGACCAGTCCTTCCAGGCGCTTGCCGCCCGCATTCACCCAGCGCGGGAACTGGTCCGCCGCACCCCGGTAGTCACCCTTGTTCAGTAGCTTGAGCAGCGTGGACGACGCAAGATTGGCCGATCCCAGGTTGTAGACGAAGCTCATCAGGGCATCCCACTGATTCTGGTTCAGCGGCACTTTCACCAGCTTGTCCAGTTCAGGCTCGAAGCGCTGAATGTCATTGGCCAACATCCGCTCGGCCTGCTCAACGGTGATCGTCATGTAGCGGGTCACGCCCCGCGTAGTGCCATAGCCGATGGTCCAGACACCCACCGAGTCCTGATAGGCGGACAAGCGCAGGCCCTCGAACGATTTGATGAGGTCTATGCCTCGTTGGGAAGTACGCATTTACGGGTCTCCAGAAACGACGAAGCCCGCTCAATGGCGGGCCTATCTTCGTCGGAAAGGTGTTCGGGTCAGCTACCGGCCAGGATCACCACCAGCACGGCCATGCTCCCATTCAAAATGGGTAGTCTACACGCCGCCCGCCTCCGGCAGCGGATACCTGGCCTTGATCTCCTCGACCTTGGCGATCCAGGCAGAGTAGTTCGGCTCGGTGCCTGCCTTGATCGCATCGAATTCAGCCTCGGTCTTGAGCGGGTCACTTTCCAGGCGGTAGGCATTCGCCCGCGCCGCAGAGTTTAGCATGCAGATACTGCAAGGTTTAATCTGCATTCATCACTGGCCACTGAATGCTGTGCGGGAATCCTGACTGCCCCGTAATGTCGCGCAATGCTTGCCGGTACTCTGCGATGCCCTGCGGCGCATTCGGATAATCCGGCAGTACGTAGTAGTCGGTCTCTTTAATCAGCGCATCTCGTTTAGCTCTTGCTGCGCTGGCTAGACTTTCAATCCGCTCTGCCTCTACCTCTGCGGCAGTCTTAATATCTTTCAAGAAACTCATTCGTCAGCCTCCTGTAACTTCTGGTGGTATTTCTTTCCATTTCACTGGACAAGGTACATCACCAGACTCTACAAAAAATGTCCAGTCGTCCCAGTTAGTGGACTGGTCAGGCTCAGCTTTCATCGAATCATACTCATACCGGATAGTTACCGATTCTCTGGTAACAGTACCGATAAAAGGAGAATCCTCAGATGCTTCGGCTTGCCCACCTTCGGGAATAATTGAGAGGTCGTATTCTGTGCCGTCGATAGTTAGAACTAGACCAATGAGTGACACAGTGGTTGTTTTGTTGCTTGCGATTGGGGATAAGATAATTTTCATGTTTTCTCCTTAATACCAGCGACCTATTGCGTATACGGGAACGTCAATCCATGAAGATGCTATTACGCCGGATGTAAATTCCATACCGATAGTAACGCTGCCCGATCCCGTATTTGTGTCGGAAAAAGCACGCTTAAAGTTGGCAATGTTCAACTCATTGCGCCGCGATCCATTATTAGAGTGAGAAACAAGCGTCACAACGTCAGTATTTGAAAACGAAGCAGGAAAAGACCAAGGGCGTTCCAGAATTGTGGAAGACGACCCGGACTGTGTAATCCTAAAACTTAGGAGCCAGCAAATCTGCGTCCCGTCTGCAAACCGCACGTACCCCCCATTAGCATTACTACCGCGCTCGATGATCGCGCCCGTAGGCGCGCCGCCGGACTGGGAGACGGTGCCGAGGATGTTGCCGGTGTGGAAGAGTTCTCTCCAGGGTCCCCACTGCTCGGCAGCAGGGCGACCAGAGTTGTAACCTCTGATAAACGCTCTTGCATTTAGGCTATGATCTATAGCTAATTGGGACGCCCGTGCTCCTCCGGTGCGGCCACCAGACCATAGGATTAATTCACCTGCAGGTGCGTTCGACGCACCTACAGGTGCTGTTATTCCTCCGTAACGCACTTCGTTAAGATCACCTACTGCGCCACTCGCGCTATCTGTACCGAGGCCATTAGTGGCTAGTACGTTTTTTACGTACCCAGTAGTCGCAATCGAGGTGTCGTTGTCCGTAGCAGCCGGTGTAGGGGCCGTGGGGTTACCCGTCAGTGCAGGCGATGCCAGAGGAGCCGCCCCTAGATCAGTGCGCGCAGCTGCCGGCGTCGGTGCCGTTGCCCACGGCTGAATGCCGGCCAGCGTCCCTCCCCACTGGTTCGCTATCAGGTTGAATCGATCGCTCAGCTCCTTGTCGTACCCCAAGATCGGCGCCACCGCATAGGCCTGGCCGCTGGCCGTGCTGCCCTGGTAGTTGGGCTTGATCGAGATGACCGTCGAACTGGCCACGTTTGTGACCTCGTACCAACGTCCATCGGGTCCGCGAAATGCATCGCCGACTCGGGCATTGGACGAGAACTGTGTGCCGGCACCGGTAACGGTCGGGCTATTTGCGGTCACCGCTACTGTGCCACTGGAATACCAAGCCATACGGCCTCCTAGTAATCACGCCATAACTAAAAGCGGAGTGTTAAACGGAACCTGGAAAGCAGGTTGACTACCACCCGGCATGTAGGCTGTCACGTATATGTGTGAATTCCCTGAGAATACAAACCCTATCCCTACGTCAGAAGGATCAGGCGTATGGCCCGTTTGCGCATTGAAATGACTAACTAAAAAATATGCCCCACCCCACGTCCACGGAGTAGCCCAAGTGTTCAAAGTGTAGCCAGGCAACGCTCCTGTATCCCTACCAGCGTAGTTCCAATTCTGGCTTCCACCTAAATATCGAGCAATTTGACGATTGCTATCAAATACAACCCGTGACTCATTATCGAACACCTGCATTCCCCATCCAGAGGTTCTAGGCAAATACACGGCGCAGGCTTTCCACTTACCGCCATACGCAACTCCAGTCATTGCCGAGAACACAAGTTGAGAGAACGTGAACCCGGTCCACCTACCGGGAACTCCCACATGCTTAAAAAAAGATATTAGATGGGAACCGTTTGGCGAGAAGAATACAAACGGAGGAACTACGCTAGCTATAGGTGCGGGATACGTGACACTCCCTCCGCTGTATGTTCCTTCTGCAACGACATGCATGCATGGGTGATCTTGATCGATTATTACCTGACCGTAATCACCTACAAACTTCACACCGTAACTCATGAGAACATCACCGCATATAATGTATATATAGAGTTAGACGAACCATTTCGCATAAATGTTATAGTGGATCCAGATATTGTGTATGACGGTATATATGCATAGGGATTCCCCTCGACCGTTAAGAACAGCACTCCCCTTGATGAATCGAACCCCGGCACAGCAACCGACATACCTTGCGAAATACTTCCTATAACCAGTCGATACACCATGCGCATGGCGTACGAGGAACTATCGAACACAATGCTACCGCTAGCGTTGCGCTGCCGAATCCCGAAACTCATACATCCAGATTCCCAATCTGGACTCGTAGAACTAAGTTTCCGTCATACACTTTGATCGCCTCTGCCGTTTGCCGCATAAAACCTCCGCTAGTGGAACTGTTCATCGTCAAGCTCCCCGCTTTATCCAGCTTCCACAGCGGCTCGCCGTTGGCACCGAGGGCGGTCGACTGGATCACGTTGCCGATCTTCGCGTTTGTGATCGATCCGTCCTGGATCATCGCGTTGTTGATGAACATCTGGCCGCCGACGATCGAGACCGGCGCCACGGTCTGCCCGCTGGAACTGTTGAACCAGAGGAACCGATCAGCCTGGAACGCCATGGTCGTCACGCTCGTACCGCTGTCGAAGCCCAGTTGCCAGCCAGCGGCGTACTTCTGTCCGTTGGCATGCGCCTGGAGCTTCACGCTGTAGAGCGCCTTGACGCTTCCATCCAGCGAGGTAACCGCTTGAGATGTGGTCTGGATGTTCGCCTCGTTGGTATCGGTGCGCGCGCTGACGGTATCCACCCGCTGCCCCAGGGCGCTGTCTGCGTTGGCGCGGACGGTCTGTTCGGTGCTGATGGCCGAGGCGTTGCTCGCAACCTGGCCGGATAGCTGATCCAGGCGTTGGACGGTTACGGCATTGTTCGACGCAACGACCGACTCGACGGTGGCTATCCTGCCCTCCGCCGTCACAGTCCGCGCTTCAAGCAAGCTCGTCCGCTTCGCCTGCGCTTCGTCCTCGTTGGCGCGGACGGTCTGTTCGGTGCTGATGGCCGAGGCGTTGCTCGCAACCTGGCCGGATAGCTGATCCAGGCGTTGGACGGTTACGGCATTGTTCGACGCAACGACCGACTCGACGGTGGCTATCCTGCCCTCCGCCGTCACAGTCCGCGCTTCAAGCAAGCTCGTCCGCTTCGCCTGCGCTTCGTCCTCGTTGGCGCGGACGGTCTGTTCGGTGCTGATGGCCGAGGCGTTGCT